CCACGGTTCCTGTAACTGCCAAACTAATGAGAGACAAACTTTTATCTGTTAGCGCAGTATTAGGTTATGGGGGATCAGAAGTATTTCCAAAACAAGTAGAATTAAAATCAGAAGAGGATACAGGAAATTTTCTTAACCTTCCTTATTTTAATGGGGATGATACCACGAGGTACGCCTTTCAGGAGAACGGAGAGGCTGCAAACTTGCAAAGCTTCTACGACTCTTACGAAAGAAATAGATTAACACCGGAACAACTAGAAAGATTAGAGATTAAAAGACCAGAATCTGAATTTAGCGATGGTCCACCATGTATCGAATCATTAACACAAACAAAATTAAAAGATGGAAGAGATAGAGTTATCTATCAATACATTCAATACGCAAAAAGAAAATGGCCAGAAGATTGGCCTAATAGAATTAATAAATTTAATTATAATTATTTTGATCCACCACTAGACGACAAAACTATTCAAGATAAAATAAAATTTCATAGTAAAAAAGAATTAGGTTTTAAATGTAATGAAGAACCTATGTGTAATCATTGTGATAAAAAATTATGTAAAGCTAGAGAATTTGGAATTGGTGGTGAATCTGTATTTCCAGAACTAAATGATTTACAAAAAGTAGAATTAGATGAACCATACTATTGGGTTAATGTAGATGGTGAAAGAGTTAAGTTAGACAATATAGATTGTTTGATAGACCAAAGATTATTTAGAAGAACTGTAACAAAACAAATAAACAAAAAACCACCAAGAATAAAACCAAATGAATTTGACAAGTATGTAGATTTATTACTAGCAGGTGTTGAAGTAGTGAAAGCGCCTCAAGGATCTTCAATCTTGGATCAATTACAAGATCATTTAGAAGAGTTTTGTTCTAATAGAACAGCCAAGTCTACAACAAAGGAAGATATTTTACGTGGTAATGTGTGGACTAGTGAAGGAAAACATTATTTTATATTTAGTAAATTTTTTCATGGATATTTACAGAGAAAAAAATGGGGAGAGAAAGCACAACCAACTCAACAAATGTTGAAAGAACACTGTGATTGTAAAGACGATAGACTTATCATTGGTAAAAAAAGACCAAGTGTAATGATTGTTGACGCTTTTGAAAGACCAGAAAATACTTACACACAAAAAAAATTAAAAGAGGATGACCCATTTTAATGAAAACAATAGTATTAGGACCACCAGGAACTGGGAAGACGCACACACTTTTAAATAAAGTAGATGATTATTTAAAACAAACTGATCCAGATAAAGTAGGTTATTTTGCATTTACTAAGAAAGCAGCTAACGAAGCAAAGGACAGGGCTATGGATAAATTTAATTTATCTGAAGATGACCTTCCATATTTTAGAACTTTACATTCATTGGCATTTAAAAGACTTGGTATTAATAAAGAAAATGTTATGCAACGTAGACATTACGAAGACCTGGGTAAAAAAATAAATTTACCATTAGATTACAATGACTACGATGAAGAAGAAACAGGATTGTTCACTACTAAAAGTGATTATCTTAGAATTATTAATCTAGCTAAACTTAGAAACATTACAGTAGACCAGCAATTTAATCTTGGAGAACACAACCAAGATGTAGAATATGATAAACTAACTATCATTGCTAATGAATTAGATAGATATAAAAAAGAATATGGTCTTATAGATTTTAATGACATGATTTTAGATTTTGTTAAGTCAGACAAATCTCCTAAATTTGATGTAGTATTTATTGACGAAGCACAAGACTTATCTCGTATGCAATGGGATATGGTTAATCATTTTAATACACAGGATTCTTTTATTGCAGGTGATGACGATCAGGCTATTTTTAGATGGGCCGGAGCTGATGTAGATAGATTTATTACGCAAACAGGGAAGATGTTACATTTAACTCAATCAATGCGTATACCAAGAAGTGTTCATGACTTTGCTATGAAAATTATAGAACGAGTCTCTCATAGAATACATAAAGAATGGAAACCAAAAACTGTAGAAGGATCCGTAAATATGTATGAATCCTTTGAGGATGTTGATTTAAGGGCCGGTGAGTGGATGGTTTTAACAAGAACTAGGCACATGCTGGATGCGATAGAGGAGACTTTAAAGACCAGGGGTTTATATTTTGAAAACAAATTTAAAAAATCTTTTGAAAAAGATATTCAAGAGGCAGCTATTGATTGGCATAATCTTTTAAAAGGACATTTATTAAGTTACAAACAATTAGAAAGCATTGCTAAATATATGGGCCCAAGTCATTGGCATAAGAAAAAAATGAAAGGAATGGTTAAAGAATCTTATTACGGAATTGATCAATTAACTAAAGACTATGGACTTCAGGTTAAAACAGATTGGTTTCATGCATTTGATGACTGTTCAAACGATAGAAAAGAGTATATAAGAGCTATGAGAAGAAATGGAGAAAGTTTGAAAGACAATCCAAGAATACATTTATCAACTATACATAGTGTTAAAGGTGGTGAAAAACAAAACGTAGTTTTACTTACAGATCTTACACACAATACCAACAAAGCTTATGAAAAAAATCCTGATGATGAGAACAGATTATTTTATGTAGGTGCAACCAGAGCAAAAGAAAATTTACATATTATCCAACCTAAAGATGATTATAAAAGTTTTCAGTTAGGAGACTTGTGAGTGTTTGGGATAAACAACACGGTGGATCACACTACCAAAATTTTAAAATTCAACCAAGTAAATTTGTCGTAGAGAATGAATTGCTTTTTCCGGAAGGATGCGCTATAAAATATATCTGTCGTCACAGACTGAAAGGAAAGAAGGAAGATATATTAAAAGCTATACACTTTTTAGAAATGATACTTGAAAGAGATTATAAAGAAATAGAAGAACCAAAAGAAGATAAACCAAAAGATAAAGATAACTCATGGGGAATAATTAAATGAACTGTTGGCACTGTAATGAAGAATTAATATGGGGCGGAGATCACGACACAGAAGATAACGAAGATTATGATATTGTTAGTAACTTATCATGTCCCAACTGTCATTGTGCTGTTGATGTGTGGCACCCTTCAGAAAAATTAATAAAAGAATATAAAGACTATGAGGAGAAAAATAAATGATACAAAAACCTTTATTTGCACCACAAGTAGAGTGGACACCACCACAAGACTTTCCAGACTTATCTAAGTATGAAGAGATAGCAATCGATTTAGAAACAAAAGATCCGGAACTAATTAAAATGGGATCAGGTTCAGTGACTGGTAGAGGAGAAATGGTTGGTATAGCAGTAGCTGTACATGATTGGTCTGGTTATTATCCAATTGCTCACGAAGGTGGTGGTAACATGGATAAGAAAAAAGTTTTAAAATGGTTTCAAGGAGTTCTTAACACAGACGCTACAAAAATATTTCATAACGCCATGTATGACGTGTGTTTTATACGCGCAACAGGTTTAAGTATTAACGGAAAAATAATTGACACGATGATTGCATCGGCCGTGGTTGATGAAAATCAAATGCGTTATGACTTAAATAACTGTGCTAAAAGATACACCGGAAAAACAAAAAGTGAAACAAATTTATATGAAGCTGCAAAGAGTTGGGGGGTTGACGCCAAAGCAGAAATGTATAAACTACCTGCCATTTATGTTGGTGAGTATGCAGAAAAAGATGCTGAAATAACTTTAGCTCTTTGGCAAGAACTTAAAAAAGAAATTTTACACCAAGATATACAATCTATTTTTGATTTAGAGACCGAACTATTTCCTTGCCTCGTCGATATGAGATTTTTAGGAGTTCGTGTAGACGTTCAAGGCGCTCATAAATTAAAGCAACAGTTAGTTGCACAAGAAAAAGAATACCTACGAGAAGTAAAAAAAGAAAGTGGAGTAGATGTTCAAATATGGGCAGCAAGGAGTATTGAGCAAGTTTTTCAAAAACTTTCCCTACCATATGACCGAACCGATAAAACAAATTCTCCATCATTTACTAAAAACTTTTTACAGAATCACCCCCACCCGACAGTGAAACTAATTGCCCAGGCCCGTGAAATAAACAAAGCCCATACCACATTTATTGATACCATATTAAAACATTCACATAAAGGAAGAATTCATGCTGAAATTAATCAGCTTAGATCAGATAACGGTGGAACAGTAACAGGTAGATTTAGTTACTCAAACCCAAATTTACAGCAAATACCAGCTAGGAACAAAGACCTTGGACCACGGATTAGGTCATTATTTATACCCGAGGAAGGCCATACATGGGGTTGTTTTGACTATTCTCAGCAAGAGCCTAGGTTGGTAGTGCATTATGCAGCTTTACA